TTCTACATAAATTTTAGGAATATTTCCATATTTGGGGTGCATACTTAATGCTCTTGCTTTATAATCTTCTATAGTAACGCATCTTTCCTGTGCTTTAAAATACGCAATTGCGTTCTGTCTAATCTCTTCATTAGTTTCAGATCCTCTTCCCCCTATTGCAGGCTCAGAATTAGTTACTGAAACACTTCCTCTTATTCTTCTAAATAATTCTTTATCTGCTAATGATTCGAAATCATTTTCAGAATTTCTAATATCTATTTGTTCAATAGTTATTAAATCATTAACTGGTACATTACTTTCAAATCCACCGCCTATTGTATATCTAAATCTTAAAGTTGTATTAGATGGTGCAATTCCATACGAATTTGTCAATAATGTTTTCTGCATATTATCATAAAAACTTAAAAATTCGGTATTATATTGCACAGTAGTGTTTGTCGGAAGTAATACTTCACTTGGATAATTACTTATACCATATCCAAATTGGACTGTTGTGTTTCCATTAACATCGGTTCTTACTATAAATCTTTTATCATATCTCTTTTGTTTTAATATATATGGAGCTTCTTGAACATCTAAACTGAATTCGCTATTATATTTTTCAGCATTTAATTCATCAAAAAATATAGTATCTTGTGCTAAATATTCCACTTCATACCATCTATTATTATCAGAATCATATACATCTAATATTTCTATTACATTGGAATTAGGTAATGTGATAGTTTGCATAGCAATTGGAGATCCAAAAGTTTCTTCGTGTGTTACAATTCTTCCAGAAATAGCTTTTACTTTTTTCTTTACTAAATATAATAATGGATTTTGACTTATATCATACTCGTATACAGATGTTTCAAAATCATCATTATAATCATATACAGTAAAATCTACTGGTTCAATAGTTCTGAAATATACATTAGAATTTGAAGTCGATTTTATTACCATATTTTCTCTGATATTCAACCCAAATCTAAAATCTATTTCTGATCCATTTACACCTTTTGATGGAAGTAATTGATATACATCCAATACAACATATGCTGGAACTGCTGATTTATATTTATATCCTAAAGAATTTGCCAATCTAATTATATTTTCTCTTTCTTCAGCATACAGCAACATAGATTCTTTTAATGTAGAATCTGTATAATATGATAATACATCTCCAACCGCAGCAATCATTTCTATAAATTGCATTCCCACGGATGCTGGAGAAAAATCGGTATATGTATTTGGAAAATAAGTTTTTGCATAATCTATCAATGCATTTCTCAATGACATGAAGTCTTTATTTATATAATTTATTTTCCTATCCACGTTATATGATGGCATTAATTTTTCTCCAAATTAATATCTTAAATTTATTATCTCGTTATATTCAGGTATATTTTTTACACCAAAATTTATCACGATCTCGATTGAATTTCTATCGTATTGGGATTCAATATTTATTTCTAAATTATTTATTATAATCAATGGCAACCACGCAGCCAATTTTTTTCTAATCTCATCTTCTATTCGCATTTGTAATTCTACAGTATTCTGTTCAAATAAATATTTATCCAACCCCAATCCATATAATGGATTCATTGGACGTTCATATTCTTTTGTTCTCAAGAAAGTTATCAATTTAGATCTTTCGTTGCTAACAGTATCGTATGTATAATCAAAAGATGCTTTGGTTTGCTTCCCTAATGGATATGATATTCCCAATACTGTATTATCATCCATGTGCTCCCCTCTCTACATTATAGCTATCATTGTTTCTTAATTCAGCTAGTATATCGGGTGGAAGAAAATCATCCTCAGATGGAAAATTATCTTGTATTGCTACTCTTGCATTTGGGTTATTAGATAAAGTCACTGGCATCTGTGCTGGTTGTCTTAACATTTGTGCTGGCTGCTCTTCATAATATGTATTTTCTACAGGTTGTTGATATGAATTACTCATTAAATTATTAGAATATCCATAATTTGGATCTAAATAATTATAGTTTGAATCATCCTCGTCAACAATCGGTTCTATTACACGTCTATTAGTATTAGACTTTTTAGATGATTTAAACATACCAGAATAATTCCTAGACAACAATGCTGCAGTATTTGCATCTGCTCCGCTAGCTTGCATTACTTCTTTTAATTGTCTATTATTAAAATTAGCAGATTGTCTTACTACCTGTGCACCTATTACTTCACCTTCCAATCCAACGTTGCTGTCAGCTTTTACTCTTTTACTAGGATCGTCTATTATTTCTTTTGCTGTTTGTTTTAATAATGTATCTAAAATAGGATTATTTTTTACATAAGTTTTATTTTCTATCTTCTGTTTTTTCTCTATTTTAGCAGCCTCTATTTTTCTAGAACTACTTCTATCAGTAACAACAAGATCATCATCGTCATCATCCATTAACATTTCCATCAAATTTCCATTATGTGATGACTTTTTTATCTGTTTAGTATTACTAAACATTTTCTTTTTAGCCGATCTAGTAATATTTTCAATCATATTATTATCTATGTCTATATTTACAGATTCGTTTATATATTTTTCAATTAATTCAGGCAAAATTTTCTTCAATCTCGAATCTACAACCTTTACAATGAGTGCTATTAATGCAGAATTTTCTGTTTTACTCATTATTTATCCTCCAAAATGATTTATTTTATATAAATATAAAAAAAATATATTTTTAAACATTCAAAACACTGCTAACTGGAATTATTTGTCCATTATAATTTGATATATTAATTGTTATCGCTGTTTGTAATTTTTGTTTTATTGAATTAACCAATTGAACAACTTCATTATCATTTTCTGGAGTTAAACTCATATCACTTGCGATTCCCGGAAATGTTACGACTTCATTTATCAATATACCACCTGATAACGCAGAATTAGCACCAATTATCTGGGCGGATGGTATAATACTATTCATGCCTTGATTAACAAACTCAGTGATAACTGGTCCAACATCTGGTATTTTAAAATTTTCGACATATGTTATAGTATTATTTACAAATGCTATTTGTTCATTATATTTATCAGTTAAAGCATTCATCTCTTTTTTTAGAATTTGTACTACTTCTGACGATTCTTCTACTCCAGAATTTATTATATCTTGAATTTGCTGTGTGTATTGTGATATTTCATTATTCAACGATTCTGTTAATGTTTGTACCATATCAACTTCAGGTATTAACTGTTTTACAATTTCTACTACTTTTGCGTATGGATTTGCTAATAATGCATCTAATGCCAATTTCATAGCTAACATATCATCTACAAGCTTTTTTATTGTATTTACAGATTCTTCTCCGTCGGCAATTATATTCATCACAATTCCATACTCTAACGGAATTGGTATTTTTACCAAACTTGCAGCTATTTTTGCCATTTCATCCATTATATCTGATTTAATATCTTCTATAATTTTTTTTATTTCATCTATTGCTTTATTAGGTAAATCCATTATATCATAATCTAATAAACTAAATCCAGCTTGTATTAAATTGTAAACCAATTCGTGTATTTTATTAGGATACATAGCAATTTCATCTATATTTAGCGATTTTATAAATTCATATTTGTCTTTCAATTCTTGTGGTATCATATTTATAATATCATCTTGAGTAGGTATATTGTCGATTAACTTCGTAATCTCTTCTTCTACATTTTTTATTATAGACGAATCTAAAATATTATTTATTAGTTTATTAGCATTTTCATATATTATACTTGGATTAGCTAACGACAATCCATATTCTATCATTTTATCTGGTATTTCTAATATTTTATTAGGATAACTCATAATATTATCAAGTTCTGATTCTACAGATTGTATAAAATCTTCAACTTTTTTAATATCTTCTGGTTTTTCTATTTTAGCTGCTGATTCAATAAAATTTTTTGTTTGTGTAACAAACATATCATTTAAATTAACTTTTGGTGTTATTTCTCCAATCATTTTATCTACTGAAATGTCTTTTGCAGCCATTGCTGTTGATAGTGATAGACTTGATGGTATATTAACTTTATTACCGGACGCTGTAGTTACATTAGAGTTTATAAAATTAACAATTTTTTCTGAAATTACTAAATTTTGCTGTTCTCTTAATTTGAAGGAACCGTCATTAATATATTGATTAATATCATTTATTAATATATTCCAATCTGTCAACTTATTCTAACCTCTTTACTTTTTATTTTTGATAATTCCGCAGACAATGCCTTATATTCTGCTGCATTTGCAGAACCCATGGTTTTAGAACCCGATACTGTGTGAAAATCCATAGTTAACAACGATAATAATCGTTGTAATATGCTAATTAATGCATCTGCTTTAGCTGCTGGTTCCTTATCTTCAGATTTTCCTAATGCTATTAAACTGGCATCTATTTGTACCATATTACTTTTCACTTTTAGATCGCTAGCATCTATTGATGTAATTTGATCTGAAGACATATGTATATGTGAATTTGACATTAAAAACATTTCTTTTGCTTTAGACCCCAAATATATTCTATCAGACATTAATATTATTTGATTTCCACTAAATTCTCTTTCGGTATAATTAATAACTGATACATTTCTTTTAAACGGTGGTATTACAACTTTATCTCTACTAGATATCATTATTGTATTCTGGTTAGTTAGTAATGTATTAGCTACTTCAGTTGATGCATTAGTTCCAATCATTATAATAGGATAATTAGAAGAATCTTTAGTAAATGTCATAAAATTGGAATATCTTCCTTCAATTACAACATCACCTGGTTTAAATTTTACTGGAACTACCTCTTGTACCAAAAATCTTTCAAATTCCTCAGATAATTCTTCCGTATTTGTTGGAGTATTTATATACCCTTGATTATCTCTAGCTGCAGTGAACGTGCTAGTGTCTTGTATAGTATTTACAGATTCATCAAATCCACCTGCTATATTATTATTTACATCATTGTTATAATTAATAGGATTTGTATATAAAAACATACCTTGAGGAACTTGAGTTACAAATACACGTTCTCCAGAAATTGGATATTGTGAAATATTAACATTTTGACGAAATGCTATATTAGTTGCACTGGTAGTTCCGTCTTCATTAGAAGGAAATCTAAATTCAATTGCACCCACATAATCATTAAGATTTACTTTTGGGTCTCTTTCTTTTAACTTTTTATTTAACTCTTCTCCTATAGAAACAACTATAGCAACTCTATTTACTATATCAGATTGTATACCAATGTCTGTTGTATTAGTCAATACACTTCGTGTATTTGATATATCATCAATATACCACGTGTTTCGAACGTTACTCATTGTTTACTCCTTTTTACCAAAAGCAATTTCAGATCGTTTTATGATATCTTCTAAATCTTCATCTATGCGTTCCATTTCATCCTGAACTTCGTCTACTATAGTATTAACTGCATTAATATGATTTCTCATTAATTCATTTCTTTCTTCTTCAGTTAATATTAAAGAATTCTCACCATCTACTTTCCCTAATAATCCACGCTTTTCTACAGCAGTGTGACGTTGAAATACAGTTGCCATTTTAATTAATAGCTCATCATTTTTAACACCAACATCTAAGTATTCTTTTATTAAGGGAACTACTAATGCTGCATCTTGTGATGTTTTTATAAATGCAGTTAATTCTTTAATTAACACATCAATTTGTTTTTTCTTTTTAACTGAATTTTCATATATATCTTGTAACAATTGTGAAAACGTTTTACCTTCAAATACATTTGGATCTTCCATGAATATAAACCTCTTTTTTCTATATAAATATATAAAAATAAAAAAAAGATGCATATTTCTATGCATCTTTTTGACTAAATGATATTGTTTCGATTAAAAAAAATCATTATCCCTAACCATACCACCGTTATAATATTGTTTATGTATCTTTTTATAATATCCCATCATTTTATTTACTACTTTAGTAATATATTGAGTTTTATGACCGGTCATTTCTCTTATTAATAAATATAATGCTTTTTTATTAAATACTTCAATCGATGCTGGTCTCTTGAATAACTCATTTACAGCAAATGCGATATCAATATCTCGTTTTTTCTTAAATATCGATGTTATGTTTTCATCCCAATATTCAGTCATTAGTGCAACAAAATCTTGTATATCTGAATTTGCTGCGTGTGTTATATACGAATCATCTATTACATCAAATCCTATATGATCTTCCGAATTATCTATTGTACTTGTTGATATGCTTTTAGTCAATTCTTCTAATCTTGTATTATTCCATATAATTAAATAATTTTTACATACTACTGAAAAATATGAGAATGCTTTGCCATTATTTTTTTCATATCTATACAAATTAAGAAACATATGTGATACTACAGTGGACTGTATATCTACGAAACACTCTGGTATATATGGAAATTTATATGTATTTATTATATTTTCAGCTATTTTTTCAAATGGTTGTTTAATACATTCCATATAAATTTTATTTTTTTCTTCAGGATCTTCAATAGAATTATATAGTATTATCGAATCTTCAGTTTCTTGAGTAAAATATACTTTAGATTTTGGTTTACGTCCTCTTTTTTTAATTTCTTTCTGAACAGATATATCTTCGTTATTTTGGTCTTGATGTTGATTTTCTAATTTTGCTGTTAATTTTATTTGTTGATTTTGATTTTTCTGCATTAATCACCTCTTCCGATACTTCTGGGTTTACTTTATTATTAAGTTGATTAGAAATGTGTAACAATGCTTTAAAAGATTGTCCAACTTCATCACTTGCCTCAAATGCACCCAATATATCGACTTTCTTCATCATTAAATATGCGTCTAATATTGTATTTTTTATGTCTATTATCCATTCTTCATACATTTCTATTCTATTTAATGCTCTAAATAGCATAATAGCTAAATATACATTTAATAGAATAGATATAATTAAAAATATTAACTCAATACTCATAATATTTATCCTTATTTTAAAACACGTCGTCTATATCAAAAGTTTCGCTGGTAAAAACGTCTGTTATAGTTTTCTTAGATGATGTAAATTTCTTTTTAGAAGTAAATTCAGTCTCATCTATGTTAAATGTATTTTTTGTATTTTGTGATTTATACCTCCAAGCCTCATATTCAAATCTACTCGAAAGCAAATCAGCAGTATGTACTATATATGGAAGCATAGATTTCAAAACATGATCTTCATGCGATGCTGCAAAATATTTTGCATTTGTTTCGGAATACATGCCATCATGAATTTTTATAGCAATCCATTCATTTTGTGATATATCTATACCAAAATGTTGTAATATATATAAACTTCTATCAGGAACTTCCATATTAACAATAGCTGGATTTATTGTATAATTTTCTTTTAAATTATCTTTTCTCCATTTATTGGTCTGAAATATATAATATTCATTTTCAGTATCACCTAATTTACCTAAATCATGAAATAATACACTAAAAACTAGTTCTTCACGGGTAAATGTAGGATGTTGTGAATATGCATAGTATATATTCATATATATATTCATAGCAATATCATATACTTGTAATATATGATGTAAATATCCTCCCACAAACGAAGAATGGTAGAATTCTTTACTTGACGCTGGAGCAGTTGTTATTCTATCTTCAAAATATGTCACCATATCCATTATTTTTGTTAATCTGTCTCCGTTGAATTCGGTTTTTATTATGTCAATAAATTTTTTATATTTATTAACAATATCAACTTCACTTAACATATGTAACCTCATCTTTTTCGTTTAATTTTAGTATTTTTTTCTTTTATTTTTTTTTCTTGTTTTTTTGCCTTTTCACGCAATTTATTTTCTTTTTCTTTTAATTTCTCTTCCCTCTGTAAACGCCTCTTTTTAGTTTCAAGTCGCTTTAATTTCATTTCTGCCTTTATTTTATCAACATCAGTAGGCTCCATTGTTCCTTTAAGAGATTCATCTATTTCTCCGTATTTATACACATTGCCTTCATAATCCACAAACAAAGACATAAATCTCCAACCGGGGGGAAATTTACTTTTTTCAGTATATGATTTTATTTCCGGCAATCCCACCAGTTTTGCGGTACATTTCCAACACATTCCGCCAATACTATTCTCGTCCACTTCTAAAGATCTTTTACAAGTTTCACATTCGATATATTTATATTTTCTAGATTCGTGTATTATCCTAGACTTTGAACTAGAATTTGATATTATTGATAAATTCTTTTTTTGCTTCATAATATACCTACATCTTTTTAAACCCAGGCAAATCAAATTTTATTATAGTACCTCTACCAAGTTTACTATCAATATATAATCTACCATCATGTTTTTTTATAAATTCTTTGCAAATTGACATTCCCAGCCCAGTTCCCTTTTCTCCATTAGTTCCTATTGTAACATCAGATACAAATTCTTTGTTATATATAGAATTTAATATCGATGTATTCATTCCTATACCATTATCTTCTATCTCAAATGATATTCTGTCACCATAATTAGCTAATTTAGCTGTTATACTAATACTACCATTAGTATTAGTAAATTTTATAGCATTTGTAATAAAATTTCCTATAATACTTTGAGCCATATATTCATCGACATATAAATAAAGATCTGAACCGATATTGCGATTACATGTTATTTTTTTCAATTCAAATGAACTGTGATATTTAGACAATATATATTCTATAAATTCGTCTAATTTTATTTTTATTTTATTTGGTTTTAAATTATTTATTCTAGCCCAACTTATTATGTTTCCCAATAGCTCATCAATATCAAATACCACTTCTTGCAGTTTAGTTAAATATAATAATAATTCTTCGGAATTATTTATCTCATAAGAATAATGTATTAAATCAGAATAACCTACTATTGCTTGAAATGGATTTTTTATATCATGAGCTAATATAGACAACAATCTATCTTTAACTTCATTACTGTTCTCTATTATAGAATGTTTTTCCTTAATCTCAGTTATATCTATTACAACACCCATTATATGTTCTACTTTGCCAGCAGAATTATATTTAAATGGTATCTGTTTATCTATTATATTTATAATATCACCATATTTCCCAACTAATCTGTATTCCATACTAAATGCAGAATTAGGTGTTTTAAAAATATCTCCATTTTTTATTCTTTCAACATGAGCAAGGAAATATGATATATCATCTGGATGTATTAGTAGTTCAATAATACTATTTTTATTATTATATATTTCAGAGCTAGAATATCCAGTCAATGTAGATAACATTTTATTATAATATATATTTTTATTTTCATATATATCAAATATATATACTATATTTGGCATTACTGAAAACATTTTATCGTTCATTATACTTTTTTCAGTGAGTTTTTCTACTAACAGCATATCAGATGTGACATCAATTGCAATTCCTAAATAGTATAATATATTACCATTATCATCTAACATCGGTCTTATGCGCAATTCTTGCCAATAAAATATACCATTTTTTCTTTTATTGCATATTTTACCAATCCAATCATTTCCGGATGATATCGTTTGCCATAATTCACTATAAAATGTATCTGACATCTCTCCAGATTTTAATACATTAGTATTTTTTCCAATCAATTCTTTATATGAATACCCACTAGAATTTACAAATGAATTATTAACATACAATATATTACCATCCAAATCAGTCTTAACTACACTGATTGGCATGTTATTGTAAATTAATTCATCTACATTATCATTTCTAGTGGGTATATCATTTTGCATAGTATTATATTTTTATAGAGTCTTCAGATTTAGGAGATAAATCGTAAAGAGAACTAACAGTAAGTTTAATCTGATTAATCCAATCAACACCATATTTATTAATAACTCTACTAAAATCTTGTAAATCATGTTGGCGGATAGTATATTTATAATCGCCCGTTTGATCATCCATTAATGGAAGAACGTGCATTAACTCATGATACAGTAAAATATATCTAGTTTGATCATCCATGGAATCGTATAATTCTCCTGATATTTCTATTAAATAATCATTATCAGAAAAGAATTTCAATTCTTCGCTAGCCCTAATACATCTACCAGCAACCGTCTTAGAGATATTTGGATATACCAATAGATATTCTATTTTAGCTGGTGATAAATCCATACCCTCAGTTTTGATAACTTTTTCTGCAAGTTCTCTCAGCTCTACAGATACTTCAAATGATTTTGGCTGCTTTTTTGATTTTTTAGCATTCATGTATAACTCCATTTTTTTTATTTATATTAACGTTTATAATTAGCAGAATAATATGTTATTTTATTATCCGCATGTGGTTCTACTTTCTCAAATTCTTCAATGTTAATTTCAGGTTGTTTTTGTCTAGTTTTTTCTTTTCTATCAACCCATTCTTCTTCATTAATTGGGTCGGATTTCGTATCAACAAATTCGACGATTTGCTCTGATTCTTGTGAAATTGGAGAAACTTCAAGTAGCGCATCCAATCTAAAATCATTTGATTCATTATTAAAGTCAATTGATTCGCTTCCTGCATTATCATCTGAATTTTGGTCAAGTTCTTCAATATTTTTGGTTGGATTGTATTCATCAATATTAGCATCAATTGTATTGGTATTAATATCATCTTTTTTAGTATTTTCATTTACAATTTCAACCTCTGAATTATCTTGGTGAGTAATAATATTTTTGTCATCCGCTAATATAATGTCATTTTTAGCTTCATCCAAATCTTTTTTGTTTTTTTCTCTTCTATTCATAACATTCACTGAAACAAATAATAGAATTGCCAAAGGATCGAATACAAATATTAATAATAAAATAAAATATTTTACTACAGTATCCATATCTGTATCAAATATATTAGCCATATATTTCAACGGTCCTAATTCACCTTTAGTAGTTTCAGCTTGTGTTAATGCCTTTTTAGATTCGTATATAGAAATACTATCATTTACTACATTTAATTTAATATTTATAGCATTAACAATAGCTTCGTTATCTTTAATTCTAGTATTTATATTCCAGTTTGTGTTATTTTCTGAATTATACATATTATCAAGTCTTTTTTGTTGATCTGATAATTGTTTTTCATATCTTAATTTTTCTGAATTAAATATTTGTAATTTTTTATCATATAAATTTATTTGAGTTTCTATTACATCATAATTACCTTTTGTTTTCTGATATGCATCTGATAAATATCCAAATATACCTCCCGATGTTATCATAATTAAAATAATTACTGCAATAGAAAAGTAGACTTTCAATGCAACTGAAAGTCTATCCCAAAATCTACTTACAAATGATGCTACTACAATTTTTCCAAATTCTAAAACACTCATCATTGTAGCAACAGTTAAATAATATCCTGAAAATAATGCAGCAATACCAGTTACTGAAAATATTGCTGCAATAGTAGATATTAATAAGGCTGAAACAATTACTAATGTTTTATATGTAGATTCAGATTTAAAATGTAATGCCATTTTTAGCTATAACTCTCCAAACTAATTAATTCGCTAACATTCTCTAATTTCTTAGTTATAGCCATTAAACTTTTTTCTAGTTCTTCTTTGGTTATAGAATTGTTTTCTACTGCTCTTTGTACATTAGCTGTTTGATTTTTTAAATCCTGAACCATTGCCTGTACTCTATCTTTGTATTTCATAAATACACTCCATTTTTGTTTAATATAATCATTAATTAAATTCTGAAAATTTAATATATATAAATATAAAATAAATTTAAAAATATCATTTTTTATTATTCTTTTCAGATTTTTTAAAAAATATGAAAATTTAAAACGAGTGGATTTATCCACTCGTGCGTCGTGATAACGACGCAAAAATTACAATATCATTATTTTCATAATTTTATTTTGAATTATATAATTCGTGTGTCGTTATCACGACACAAACGTTGAGCAAGCTCAACGTTTAGATATTATCATAAATTCTGAATAAAATTTAAATTAATACACTTCACCCATCATGCTGAATAACAAGACCCCCCCAGAGAAACAATTCAGTGCGATTTACGCAAAATAAATATACCTCTCTGTGTCGAGAAAAACTCTGATTTTTTTCTCTACTGAAAGGTATACATATGTTGGCTAGCTTCAACATCATAAATATGTGTTAGTAAGTAATTAAATTTTTAATAAGTAAGTATATAACAATCAATTTTCATTAGTCATTAGTCAATAAACATTAAATAACAAGTTTTATGTTCATTAGTCAATAGTCATTAGTCATTAGTCATTTAGCATTAATCAATAGTCATTTAGTAATTTTTTAAATATAAATATAGAAAAATTTTTCAAAACATCATTTTTTTTTAATTTTTTTTTAATTTTTTTTAAAAGAATATAAAAAGGGGGTTTTCACCCCCTTTTTGCTAATATTGCATATGATTTGGAACATTATTTTTTTCATCATCAACTGGTTTTTTAAATACAACCGCTTCAGTTGTAAGCAATAAACCAGATACAGATGCAGCATTTTGTAACGCAGTAATAGAAACTTTAGTAGGATCTATTACACCAGTGGTAATTAAATCTTCATATGTTTCAGTTGATGCATTAAAGCCATAATTACCAGTAGATTCTTTAACTTTATTAACTACAACAGATGGCTCAAGACCAGCATTAGATACAATCTGACGCAGTGGTTCTTCCAAAGCACGTCTAATTATATCTATACCTATATTCTGATCGGCATTAACTCCATTAAGGCCGTCAAGAGCCTCTAATGAGCGAATAAAGGCTATTCCACCACCAGGTACGATACCTTCTTCTACTGCAGCACGAGTTGCATGAAGAGCATCTTCTACTCTAGCTTTAATTTCCTTCATTTCAGCTTCTGTAGTAGCACCTATTTTCAATACAGCTACACCACCAGAAAGTTTAGCAAGACGTTCTTGTAGTTTTTCTCTATCATAATCGGAAGTCGATTTTTCTATTTGTGTTTTAATAGTAGATATTCTATTTTTAATATCTTCCAAATCACCATTACCTTCAACAATAGTAGTAGTTTCTCTTGCAATGATAACTTTTTTAGCCATACCTAACACACTAGATTGAGCATTTTCAAGTTTAATACCCTTTTCATCACATACAACTTCTGCTCCTGTCAACGTTGCGATATCTTCAAGCATTTCTTTTCTTCTATCACCGAATCCAGGTGCCTTGACCGCAGCAACTTGAAGAATACCACGTACTTTGTTAACTACCAACGCTGCTAGAGCCTCACCCTCTACATCTTCAGCAACAATCAAAAGTGGTTTTCCAGCTTGTGCAACTGCTTCAAGCAATGGTAAAATGTCTTTTACTGCCGATACACGCTTATCTGTTAATAAAATAAACGCATTTTCAAGCACTGCTTCGTTAGAATCACTATCTGTAATGAAATATGGTGATAGATATCCTCTATCAAACTGCATGCCTTCTACTACATCAAGAGATGATTCCATACCAGATGCTTCTTCTACAGTAATTACACCTTCTTTACCAACTTGTTTCATTGCTTCTGCAATTTTTTCACCAATCCATGCTTCATTATTAGCTGAAATTGTACCTACTTGCGCAATTTCTTTACTATCCTGAATAGGAATTGATATTTTTTTAAGGTGTTCTACTACTTTAGTAGTAGCTAAGTCAATACCACGCTTTAAATCCATAGGATTAGCACCAGCGGTGATATTTTTTAGACCTTCTTTATAAATAGACTGAGCCAATACCGTAGCAGTAGTAGTTCCATCACCTGCAACATCTGCTGTTTTAGATGCAACTTCTTTTACCATCTGTGCTCCAATATTTTCTACTGGATCCTCCAATTCAATTTCTCTAGCAACAGAAACACCATCTTTTGTAACTAATGGAGATCCATGTTCTTTTTCTAAAATAACATTTCTTCCTTTAGGTCCTAATGTAACTTTAACAGCATTTGCTAGTTTATCTACACCAGTTTTCAATTTTGTTCTTGCTTCTAAATCATAATTTATTAATTTTGCTGACATATTATATACTCCTTATTTTATAATTGCTAAAATGTCCTTTTCAGTTGAAATTACGTATTTTTCACCATCTACCTTTACTTCAGTTGAGTTGTATTTACTATATATTACTTTATCCCCAACCGCTGTTTCCATTTCTACTGGTTGACCATTTTCATAATACATGTTTCCTACTGCAACAATTTCACCCATACCATGAGATTCATTGTCTTGAGATGGAATATATAGTCCGCTTTTTGTCGTTTCTTGTTTAGTTGGTTTAATAACAAGTTTACCACGCAATGGCTTTATAGCTGTTTCCATATTTTTAACTCCTTCTTTTATAAATTTATAGTGGGGATATAGAAATCCCCACTAAGTATTACTTTAATTCGATTTTTTTATTTTTATTTATTAACTGTTCTGGTATTCTTTTAGGAATGGTTAATGTAATAACACCATTCTCGAATTGAGCATCTATTTTATCTACATCTAATTTTTCCGCATCAATAAAATACGGTTTCTTAAATGCCGATTTCTTCAATTCTCTGTAATGATATGTTATATCATCAGTTTTTTCATGTTCTGATCTGGATTCTCCACTTATAACTAAACATTGTTTTTTATTAACTTCAGTTAATTCAATGTTTATTTGATCTTTAGTTAATCCAGGAACATCCATTTCTATTTTAACCCACTCGTTTGATTCCATAACATCAGATTTGGGATATGAATTTTTCTTAAAAAAATCTTGACCAAATATTGATACAAAATCAGGGGTTTCCGATTTGAAAAATTCATCTATAACTCGTTCTAAAGGAGTTAATGAACCAAAAAATAACTCATCGTTAAGCATCGATGGTAAAAATGAATTGTTGTATTTTGAGATTTGTCTAGTCATTTCTTTTACCTCCATTATTGGACTGTAATTAAATGTGATAGCCTACTATTGTAGCACTATCGTGAATTAATTGTATCAAATATCCTCCATTGAGCAATATTTGATATTTTGGAACTTTAAAGTCTCCAAAATTCATAAAAATAACAATTATAAATATACAAAAAGTTCAAATATTTTCAAAATATTTTTTATAATCTGCCGAGATGTCTCTCTATTCCTAATTCTAATTGATCTTCGCTTATATATCCAATTACTCTATCTATAGGCTGATCGTTACCAGTTCTAAATAAATATAAAGTTGGAACTGATTTAACACCACCCCAATGTACTAAGTTTTTCTCAATATCTATATTAACTTTCAATACATCCAAAAGCAATGGATATTTTCGAGATATTGATTCTATCACTGGATTTAGTTCTTCACACTCTCTACTCCAGGTAGCATAATAATATACTAAAATTAATTTTCTTGATGAGTTTATAATGTAATTTCTAAAATGGTTTTCGTTTACGTCAACTATCATATTTGTAATCCTTTTTGTTATTTTTAATATAAATATAAAAAAATTTTATTTTTAGATAAAAAAATAGCCCATTTAATTAAAAAGGGGCTATTAATTTTATATTATTTGCTAAGTTGTTATTGCAGATGATGTATATGTATTTGAAGTATTCCACCAAGCAACTAGCAATGTACCAGATTGATTTTTTACTATATCTTTAGAATATGTCGAATATACAATAGTAGATCCTGTTAAATTTTGTGCTAATATTTCACAGTTTGCATTATTATATTGGAAATTATTCCCGACAGTATTTTGTCTAAATCTATATTTTAAATTATTATTCTTAAAATTAATACCAATATTATTTAATCTAAATCCGACACCCATTATATTATTTTGACATGAATTACCAATATTATTATCAATGAAATCATCATTTATAAAATTATTTTCAAAATTATTTCCTATATTATTAGTTTTTAAACCTAATACACCAACTAACGTATTTCCTTTAAATACATCACCAACGACATTTCCTTGGAAGCACGCTAATACATTATTACTCCGCATAGCGTATATCGCATTCGCCCAAAATCCGTATCCAATTTTATTATCATGAAACTCTAATATAAAATTAGTCTCAAATTCAGACCGAATTTCATTTGCAAAACATCTATATATTGAATTGTACTTATTATCATAACCCCAAGTGGTGTTTGTAGTAAGTCCAATACTATTTCCATGAAAATTGTTTCCAAATATATTGTCTTGTGCACACCCAATCACGTTATCATGAAATCCACCACCACATTTATTGTTTTTTACTCCTTCGACTAACAACACATTAAACCAACCATCACTATAAGTTTCGTGAAAAAATGTAGATGATAATGATTGAATAATATCTAATGACGCAGACACAACTCTACCAGTAAATTGTTCACCAGTAGTTCTATTTACTGGAACTAAAGTATTATTGTGTACTTTATCCCAATTTACTGTGTTTCTAGTTTTTGTCGGAGTTGTATTAAATAAATGGAAATCTTCATAACTTGATGATACTGCCAAACTCGAAGTTAATCCCCAACCACCAATTATCCACGTATTTGGAGTTACTCCGACATATTGATAATTATCCCATTCAAATCTTTTCCATTTACTCGTAGTCAATGCATTATTTAAATTACTTCCTGTCAACGATGTATACAATTCATTAGAACCAGATTTAACTACCGTATATCCTCTCGGATATGATACTGAACCAGTCCACACATCTGTTATATTTAATTGCCATCTTCTAAATTTAACATTTCTAAAATCCATACCAATATCGTTATTATATTTTGTATCTATTCGTCTATATATATAACCTCTACTACTACCAGTACAATATGTTTGATTATTTTCTATATCATAATATATAATATCTTTTGGGTATGATGCACTTCTAGCTTCAGCGAATAAAGAATTAGTAGATGAGGCTTGTACTATTAGTGGTTCCACATCACATGCAATCAATTCTGGTGGATTTGTATTTGGCATGTAATATGTTGTTCTGTAATTAGAAATTTCATATTGTTGACCTGGAATTAATGAATTAGTGGAAATTAAATCCAACAGTTCTCCATATGTAACTGATATTATATTCAAATTCCCTGCCAGATTTTGAAATGTAATTTTAGAATCAATTCCATCAGATTGAACATAAAATTCATCTGATAGATTTAAATTAGTTAACTCTGTAGAATTTTTTACAAAATCATTAAATGAAAGTCCCATTTGTTATATTCTCATATTAAAATTTTTATAATCCATAATAAGTATTTATTTCATCTGAAGTTAACATTGAACTTGTTATTTCATTACCTATTATGCCATTTTTTCTTCTAAAACTTTTACTTAATAATTTTTTATTATTGCCCCGATTAATACCATCGCTATAATTATAAGAAGATAATACTCCAACATATTCAGTAATATTATCAGATGTATTTTTTTCTACTCCTTGAATATATGTACCCATCATATCGTATATACTACCTACTACTTCATATCCATTAGAAATATAAGTATCTACTAATGCTTGTAATTCTGGTACATTAGACCCTGTTATATATTTAAATTCATATGCCATCATTTTTCTCCAATTTTATATAAATAAATATATATTTTTTACATTTTTTTTATATTTATAATAAAATAATTTTATATAATTCTGCGAATTTTTTTAGGAGATTCATAATGCAAGAAATGGTATTTATATCAAATAATATAGAATATTCATCATCAAATAATAAATATATATTATATGTAGAATGTTTGACACCAACTAAATTTAGAAAACTAACTCCAGCTACTGGGTTTACACAAACCACTTTAGAAGGTACAAATCTAAAATTACAATCATTGACTGGAAGTGAATGTTATTATTTCGATCCATTAACTCGTTTTCAAGGAAAATGGACTAACATCCAACTCCATTCTGGAAGCTGTATTGCATATGTCGGAGTTTAAATTGTATATTTATATGGAGAAATTATAATGAAATTTGGAATGGGTGTTGGATTAAAAAATTCAAGAAATTATAATGCAGGCTATGCGATGCAATTCAACGGCAC